ATGCAAACCGTTATTTTTGGTCGTTCGGGTTGCCCTTACTGTGTGCGTGCAAAAGATCTGGCTGAGAAATTGAGCAATGAACGCGATGATTTTCAGTATCAGTATGTAGATATTCGTGCGGAAGGGATCACTAAAGAAGATCTACAACAAAAGGCAGGTAAACCCGTAGAAACCGTGCCGCAGATTTTTGTCGATCAGCAACATATCGGCGGCTATACCGATTTTGCTGCATGGGTGAAAGAAAATCTGGACGCCTGATCGTCTGACAAGCCCTCGCGTTGAGGGCTTTACTGATTTTTTCTGTGCTGTGGTTTAAACAAACTACTGATAAATAAGAAACACAGTGCCCCCAGCGCACACCAGAACACCGCGCTTAGTAACCATGCCAGCTCTTGCCAGAATGAGCGCGTCGGTGAAAAAAACAGCCGCATAATGAGCATCGAACAGGGTGCCGCCAGCATTGCGCCAAACAGAGGTTTCAGGACTTCTCTACGCTGTGAAAAGAAGCTGGCGACTGCTCCAGGAAGAATGAAAAATAGCAAGCCGATTTCAGGATGCCCGGCAGCCCGAAAAGCGCCTTTCATGTGCGTCGCCAGAAAAAGGCACACCACAATGAAGAGGACAAAACAGCAGATTGCCCCCGCCCAACGTTGTTTATGTTTCACTCGTTCCTCCTGACACTGCGTCTATCGAACACATTTTTCGCCAGTGTGGCGTTCAGTAAGATAAAGCCGCTTCGCATTCCATGCTAATATAGGCCAACGCAATTCATATAGCCGTTGATACCTAATGTGATTACACTAGTAAAATATATTGTTACTTTACTATCGTTTAGGTGCGCTGAATGAATCTGCGCCCTGAATTCTGGTAAAAAACATTATCGTAAATTACCATTTCTTTCAACAGCTTACTAGTAAACAAGAAGTTAGCCTCCGTGAATATAAACGTCGCCGAATTGTTAAATGGGAATTACATTCTGTTATTATTTGTGGTCCTCGCGCTTGGGCTATGTCTCGGAAAGTTACGACTTGGTTCGATCCAACTGGGTAATTCCATTGGCGTTTTAGTCGTATCGCTGTTATTAGGCCAACAACATTTCAGCATTAACACCGATGCGCTTAATCTTGGCTTTATGCTGTTTATTTTCTGCGTCGGGGTCGAAGCCGGACCGAACTTTTTTTCCATTTTTTTTCGCGATGGGAAAAATTACCTAATGTTAGCACTGGTGATGGTTGGCAGTGCGCTGGTGATCGCCTTAGGGTTAGGTAAGCTGTTTGGCTGGGATATTGGCCTGACGGCCGGTATGTTAGCAGGCTCTATGACGTCGACACCGGTTCTGGTCGGTGCTGGCGATACACTGCGTCATTCCGGCATGGAAAGCAGGCAGCTCTCACTGGCACTGGATAATCTGAGCCTCGGGTATGCCTTAACCTATTTAATCGGTCTGGTGAGTTTGATTGTTGGTGCGCGTTACTTGCCGAAATTGCAGCATCAGGACTTACAGACCAGCGCCCAGCAAATCGCCCGCGAACGTGGCCTGGACACTGATGCCAACCGTAAGGTTTATTTACCGGTGATCCGCGCCTATCGCGTCGGCCCGGAACTGGTGGCCTGGACCGACGGCAAAAATCTGCGTGAACTGGGTATTTATCGACAAACCGGCTGCTACATTGAACGTATTCGACGTAACGGGATTCTGGCAAATCCAGACGGTGATGCCGTGCTACAAATGGGCGATGAAATAGCGTTGGTAGGCTATCCCGACGCCCATGCCCGACTCGATCCCAGCTTCCGTAACGGTAAAGAAGTTTTCGATCGTGACCTTCTCGACATGCGTATCGTCACTGAAGAAGTGGTCGTTAAAAACCATAACGCTGTAGGTAAACGTCTCGCACAACTGAAGTTGACCGATCACGGTTGCTTCCTTAACCGCGTCATTCGTAGCCAGATTGAGATGCCGATAGATGACAACGTCGTGCTTAACAAAGGTGACGTTTTACAAGTCAGCGGCGATGCCCGCCGCGTAAAAACCATCGCCGATCGCATCGGCTTTATCTCGATTCACAGCCAGGTCACTGACCTGCTGGCATTCTGCGCCTTCTTTGTTATTGGGCTGATGATCGGGATGATCACCTTCCAGTTCAGCACATTCAGTTTCGGCATGGGGAACGCTGCCGGGTTGTTATTCGCCGGAATTATGCTGGGCTTTATGCGTGCTAACCACCCGACCTTCGGTTACATTCCGCAAGGTGCATTAAGCATGGTGAAAGAGTTCGGCTTGATGGTGTTTATGGCAGGCGTTGGTCTGAGCGCCGGTAGCGGTATTAATAACGGCCTGGGCGCGATTGGCGGTCAGATGTTGATTGCCGGATTAATTGTCAGTCTTGTGCCCGTGGTTATCTGTTTCTTGTTCGGTGCTTATGTATTGCGAATGAACCGCGCACTGTTGTTCGGCGCAATGATGGGCGCACGCACCTGCGCGCCGGCAATGGAGATCATCAGTGATACAGCTCGCAGTAACATCCCTGCGCTGGGCTATGCGGGCACCTACGCAATCGCCAACGTCCTGCTGACGCTGGCAGGGACAATCATCGTCATGGTATGGCCAGGATTAGGATAAAACTGAAGTTGCCCTGAAAATGAAATTTTTTTGCACAACCGCAGAACTTTTCCGCAGGGCATCAGTCTTAATTAGTGCCACTGCTTTTCTTTGATGTCCCCATTTTGTGGAGCCCATCAACCCCGCCATTTCGGTTCAAGGTTGATGGGTTTTTTGTTGCCTGAAATTTAAGCTGTTTAAAATCATGATGTTAGAAACACTGTTTTTTAACGATGGCGACAAAATGGCGGCAGCGTCAAAGAGAGAGCGCCACCTGTCCTGATTTCATTGGATGCGGCTGAACCGGATTTGACTCTTTTGGCGTTGCAATCGAACGAACAAAAGTTTCATGGGTAACAAAAGTATGGCTGCAGTTAATGTTCTGGCACTGGTTGTAACGCTCTTTGGTCAATGAAGATACCTGAAAACTGCTGCGAGTATGGGCGGCACTTCCACACAGTGGGCAAATCATCATTTTTCGAGTTCTCCCCATTTTTGCTAAATTCACAATAATGATACCGCATTATTCCATTTTGCAAACTTAAAAGTTCTCCATTGCGAAGAATCATTCCATTTCGAAATCATCAATCCTCACTTCAAGCTCCAGACTGGTTGTAAAACCGTTATCGGGGCTGACGGTATGCGTCAGAGTCGTAATGGTCCATTCCGCATCATCTATCGGCTGTTTAAAGCCACTGACTTTCACTGGCATTTCCGTGTAGAGATCTGCCCGACCTTCTGCCAGTTGTAGCGAGAATGACGCAACGCCGCGTTGCAGGCGTTCCCACTGCATTTTCGCCGTCCGTTCGGCGTTGCTCCGGTTGGCATAGGTGCGATTAAGTACCAGCACGTTTTCATCCGTACCCACCAGGTAATCGCCCTGCTTCGCTTCCGGCTCTTTCTTCTGCTTCTTAGTTCTGCGCTTACGCTTCACCGTGGTGCTTTCTTTCTTCGCAGGTTCGCGGGTATGCAACCAGCTGGCAATTACGCCCGTGTAGGCTCCGCGATCTGCCAGGGTAAATCGGTGACTGTCGCCGTCCTTGCGTGTGATAGTGATCACTGGCAGAGGTTTACCAGTGGCGCTTTTGCCCTGCCCCTGCCGGATGAATAACAGATTGCCATTTTTCACCGACGCGATGGCACCGTACTGTCGCGCCAGCCGCATCAGAAAACTGCCGTCACTCTCATTAGTCTGGTCTATATGCTCCACGGGCTTATCCGACAGGTCTTTACCCAGTGCCATCTTCAGCTTGTGCCGCGCGGCTATTTCCTTCACCACTTCCCCGACGGTGGTCTTATGCCACGATTTTTCACGGCGGGTATTCAGCGTTTCCCGAAAATCAGCACTTCGCGCCCGGATAGTCAGGCGGTCCGGTGCGCCAGTGTGTTCAATCTCGTCCACCGTGAATGCTCCTTTCGGGAAAAGCGACTGCCCCTTCCAGCCCAGCGCCAGCGTAATGACCGCACCACGGCGCGGCAGCACGATTTTTCCGTCGGCGTCGTCCAGCTCCAGATCAAGCTGGTCCGCTTCAAAGCCCCGATTGTCCGTCAGCGTCAGACTCATCAGGCGGTTATCCAGCACAGTGGTGATATCCTTACCCTCAATACTGATGCTGAATGCCGGAGTTTTGTTGCCTTTGTTAAGCAGTTCAGAGCTGAAATTCACGACAGCAGCCCTCCCACCGTTTTACTGATATCGCTTAAGGCAGACGTTGTCGTATCCTGCAAATTATTCAGCTGCGCACTGAGATCACCGAACATATCGGACAGGGATTCATCCACCCGTTTGAGCGACAGGGTGAACTCAATCCGGCGCGGCATACCATCGCGGAAAAACTCCGTTTTAGTCTGATTCAGTCCCTCAATCACATACATGCCGTAAATCGTGCCGCTGCCTTCAATCAGGGGCCATGCTTTCCCCTGTTCTGCCATCTGCTCCAGTGCCAGCAACGACAGCCTGCCGCCTGTTATTTCCGGCATAAGAACACCGGAAAGCGTCAGCATGTCGTTTTCCGGTCCCAGAAACTGCGTGGACGGACGTCGGTTTACCCGACTGTTTGCCGCATGTCGCCAGCTGCGTTGATACTGCAGTTCCTGATACGGAACGGTGCGCAGCATAAACACGTACAATCCCAGCACCATCAGCCTGGAAAAGAAATCCGAGTTCTAATCGCTGGAGAAAATTGCCTGATGGAACCATCATTCAAATGGGAATATCAGCATCAGGGCCATTAGGCTCACCTGTAAATATCACCCTGCCGATATCTTTCAGCAATACCAATTATTGTGTTGTTGCATCGTACGATAATGCACGGTCAGGTGTGTCAACAATGGTTAGTTTTGCAGCGTTACCTGTTTCACCATCGCAATTTTCCCTGATGTCATCTGTGACTGAGCAAGGAATAAATCCTTTTGCTTACTGGATTGCTTTTGGAGATTAATAAATGGATAGATACTTCTATTCACAAAAAGAAAATGGTTTTTTTACCGATTTAAATAAAGCACCTTCAGATGCTGTTGAGATAACCACGGATGAATGGCTGTTACTACTGGATGGTCAGGATAATGGCATGAAAATAGTCAGCAATCAGGAGGGATATCCGGTTTTGACAGAGCAACCACCTTTATCAAAAGAAAACCTTATTGCATTGGCGGATTTGAAAAAAAGAAAACTTATTAATGAAGCCAACGAGCACATGAACAGCAGACAATGGCCAGGTAAAGCGGCTATTGGTCGTCTGAAAAGTGAGGAACTGGCGCAATATAATTTATGGCTGGATTATCTGGACGCACTGGAACTGGTTGATACCTCCAGTGCGCCAGATATTGAATGGCTTACGCCTCCGGCAGTTCAGGCCAGATGACATCCGGCGCGGTGCTGGTATCTGTTGCAGTCACCGCGTCAATGTAATCCAGCACGGCGTTAAGTCGGGTTGTTTCTGTCTGCGTCAGTTTACGTGCGGCCTGCAATTTCAGCTGAATCAGACTGATGGAAGCCATTGCAGCATCAATCAGTGACTGACGCTGTGCTTCTGCCGCGTCTACTGCGGCGCTATGCTGTGCCTCAGTATCGGTCACCCATTTCTCACCATCCCATTTATCGTATGGCGTTAATGGGGCGATAGTGGTTGTATTTTCAGGGTAATCACCCGGAACTGTGATTTCTTTGGTATCTCCCGTTTCGGTACTATAGACAACTTCACCGCGATGGTCTGGCACATATTCCCATGAGTTTAAATCTGCCGAACGACAGATTGCATAACCAGCTTTATGTGTACCTGGTGCATCCAGACAGGAACATGCCGGGATACCGACGCCGACAGCGAGATATTCAGTTGATGTAGAAATATATTCCCGCGTTTCACCATCATAATTATAAACGGTAATATCTCCCGCTTTTATGGCAATGAGTTCGCTATTTAATACAGCTTTATTCATCATGCGGCCCTCACAATATAATTAAAAGCGATGTTACGAGGACGAGTTTCTGTACCTACATTTTCACTAATTTCACCATAACGTTTAACACTACGAGAGCTAAGAGCTCGTAGTGAGGAAGGCACCTTAAGACCGGGTTCGTCCGTTTTAACTATTCCCCCGTCACCGTATGTAGCCAGTATTCCTGGGTTTACGCCTTCCCGTGCACTTCCTGCGGCGAGTCCGTCCCCTGTCCATAATTCCATATAGTGTGCATGGTCCAAAATTGTGTGTGGCTGCCAATTAAGCAAAGCGCGACCAGTATCAATCCCGCGACCGTCATCCCAGCCACGAATAAATTCACCGCGTAAATCAGGCAATTTATTGGTCGGGTAAGCCTTTGCCAGTTCCGGGTATTCTTCAGCAGAAAAAGCCGCACCATTGCATTTCAGCCAGCCTGTCGGCGGAGTGGCTGAAGGCCACGGAACAGGCACCCCAACCGGTAATGCAGAGCCTTCTCCCAAACCAAGGTATGTGAGAAGACCAGCTACATCCTTTCCACTCAAATTGGTAAGCGTATTGTCCAGCGGTTGTTTACCTGCCAGCGCATTAAGCATTGTCGTGGCAAAGTTCGGATCATTCCCCAGTGCCGCCGCCAGTTCGTTCAGTGTATCCAGTGCCGCAGGTGCAGAACCCACCATTCCTGCAATCGCCGATTTCACAAATGCCGTGGTGGCAATTTGTGTATTGTTGACCGACTGTGCCGCAGTAGGTGCGGTTGGCGTTCCGGTGAGTGCCGGACTCGACAGCGGCGCTTTCAGTGCCAGCGCATTGTTAATGGTGGTACTGAATTTCGGATCATTGTTAATGGCTGCGGCTATTTCTTTCAGCGTGTCCAGCGTGGCTGGCGCACCATTAATAAGAGCCGTCAGAGCCGCCTGAACAAACTCGGTGGTCGCAATCTGCGTGGTGTTATTCCCTGCTGCTGGCGTTGGCGCTTTGGGTGTCCCGGTAAACGTCGGACTTTCTTTGGGTGCATACTGTGAATGCGGGTCCGGTGCGGCAAGATGTTTTGCCATCTGATCATCCGCGTACACCTTCAGCTCCAGTGCCTTGTCATCCACATACTTGCGGGTTGCCAGCACTACAGCAGGGTCGATTTTCAGGGTGATATTGTCCGTGCTGCTGGTAATCAGCACCATGCGCACGGTCTGAGTGCGCCCGCTACCTTCAGCCAGTTGCGGCTTATAGCTTTCCGGGCAGTTGCCCACGGCAATCAATGCCCCGGACTCATCAAACAAGCCCACTTCACGTATCCACCAACCGCCCTCGTTTTCAGGGATCACCTGTTCGGCAATAATCTGGCTGCTGTTCTGCGGGTCGATATAAAGCATATTCAGCGCAGCCCGGCGTTTCTCATTTACCAGTGCCGTCTGCTTTGCGTCCGGCGTTGGCAATACTCCACCGCCATCGCCCACCGCCATATGGGTAATTTTTAGCGGCACACCGAGCGCGGCGGCGCTGGCAAGTTTCGCCGCGCCAATATCCGTCAGCAGGGTATAAAATTTTGTGCTCATGGATTCACTCTCATTGTGTCAATAACATGGACCGCCCCGCCTTCATGCGCGGTGCCACCGGAAATAATCGTTTCGTTGATATACGGATAGATCGTGATTTCTTCGCCAAGATAGCTGGCGGCTCCCACCCAATGCGGGCCGCTGGTCTGCAGATTGATGGACATGCCGATCATGTGGCGGCTACATGGTTTGGCATCGCTTATCAGTCGCTCAAGTTCCAGATAGGTATCTTCAGTGATGCCCTGGTCCTGCACGCCGATATCCAGGCGAAACGTGCCCGGTGTTTCTCCGGTCTGCCACCACTCAATAATGCGGATCAGGAATCCGAACGGCTCCACCACCCGCCGCACGGCACTGGTGGTCCCTTTATGCTGATGAATATAAAAAGCATCCTTCACCACCTGGCGCTTGACGCTTTCTGTCCAGCCCTCGTCCCAGCGATCCACAGAGAACGCCCAGGCGAGATAAGGCAGGAAACTGACCGGACAGGTTGCCGGATTCCACAAGTCACGAAGCGGCACCTGCAGATCAGAAATCCCGCTGCAGGTTTGCGCCAGTCGGCGCTCCAGTGGTGTTGAACCCGGTGGCAGCAGACTATTCATCCGTTCCTCCGTTGGTTACGCTCCACTGCGTACATGATGCCGCCTGTGTTTTGTTCAGGACCACATCCGCCAGAGGAGAAGCCAGCTCCACACGCTGCACCCCCTCAACATGCAGGGCGGCAAAGATGGCGCTACGGCGAATATCCCGACCAAGACGCGTCTGACTGGCGATGTACTTCTGCAGGCTGGCTTTTGCCGCTGCCATTACCGGCTCTGCTTCCGGTCCAGGATAGAGAAAAATGGTGGCTTCCACGCGATACGGGATGATTTCTGCGCTGCGAACCGTAAGACGGTCAGCCACCGGGCGGACGTTCTCACTGTTCAGAGCTTTTTCCACCACGTCCAGCAGGTCTTTTTCTGCAGTTCCATCGCCTTCGCGGCTAAGGACAGTCAGCACCACCTCTGCAGGTGCCGGGCTGGTTGCACTGGCATCCGCCACCCGACCGTCGGCGCTTCGGGCATGAAATTCATAAGCTGCAGTTGGCCCCGCAACAGAAAGCCCTTCAAAGGCTGCAGGCACACGCAGGCGCAACGCTTCATCGCTTTCCATCACAGCTGCAACGGGCGGCACAGCATCATTATCAGCAGGCGTCACCGTCAGGCGTGTCACGTTGTAGTTGGCAGCGAGCTGGTCAAGATCGCCGCCCATCGCGTAAGCCACCATCACCGCCTGCGCGGCTTCGTTAATGCGCTGGCGCAGAAGCAACTCACGGTAAGCGTTCTCCTGCAACAATTTAGTGGCGGGTTCAGATTCCAGTTCCAGCGTGCGGATCACTGCTTCCTGCTCATCTTTCGGATGAAGCGCCACAAATTCTGCCTTGCGTTCGGCAAGCAGCGTCTCAAAGTCCGGCACATCCACAATCTGCGGTGCAGGCAACTGCGAAAGGTCAATCACTGCCATTCTCTGCTCCTGTTGATACGGAAAGGGACACAGGCACACCGTTATTCCGCCGCCCGGTCAGCTCCACCACCATAGAACCGTCAAAGTTGCTGTTGATGGTGATGGAATCCAGCGTCAGCCGTGGCTCCCAGCGACTCAGCGCCACATACACTGCCGACATGACCTGCAGGCGTAATGCCGGATTTTGTGGCTGATCTATTAAAACCGACAGGAGGGAACCATATTCCCGGCGGGCAATGCGGCTACCCTGCGGTGTCAGCAGAATGTCCCGCACCGACTGGCGCAGATGATCAATATCAGTAATGACTTTGCCGCTGGTATTGTTCATCCCGCTATAAAGCGTCATACCGGGCCTCCGGTTGTATCGCCGCCTTTCAGGACGCCAGTATGCTGATGCGCATCAACAACAATCCCGTTAGAGCTCATCGCTCCGCCGCCCTGGGTATCCGTTCTGGTCCGGTGCGCTGTTCAACCGTGGGCGCAACAAAGCCGATAAGGTGGACATCGACCTGTCCCACAACAATCTGGCCCCCGGCCTGCTGTGCGCAGACGGGCAATACCGCCAGATAGTCACCGTGGAAGATGCGGTGCGCGGCGGCTGTAACCTGTTCGACCTCGACCAGTTGCGCATGGAGTACAGCCCGGACGAATACCAGAACCTGCTGATGTGTGAGTTCGTGGACGATCTCGCGTCCGTGTTCCCGCTCAGCGAGCTGCAGGCGTGCATGGTGGACAGCTGGGAAGTCTGGACCGACTTTCATGCACTGGCCCTGCGCCCGTTTGGCTGGCGCGAGGTGTGGATCGGTTATGACCCGGCAAAAGGTACGCAGAACGGCGACAGTGCCGGATGCGTTGTGGTGGCTCCGCCAGCCGTGCCGGGCGGTAAGTTCCGCATTCTTGAGCGTCACCAGTGGCGCGGGATGGACTTCCGCGCCCAGGCGGACGCCATCAAAAAACTGACCGAACAGTACAACGTGACCTATATCGGCATCGACTCGACCGGCGTCGGTCACGGGGTTTATGAGAACGTGAAAGCGTTCTTTCCTGCCGTCCGGGAGTTTGTCTACAACCCCAACGTTAAAAACGCGCTGGTACTCAAGGCCTACGACATTATCAGCCACCGCCGTCTGGAGTTTGACGCCGGGCACACCGACATTGCGCAGTCATTCATGGCAATCCGTCGCGCAACCACCGCCAGTGGCAACCGCCCAACCTATGAAGCCAGCCGCAGCGAAGAAGCCAGCCACGCCGATCTGGCCTGGGCAACAATGCACGCACTGTTTAACGAACCACTGCAGGGCGAGTCCGCCAATACCAGTAATATTGTGGAGATTTTTTGATGGGAAAGAGTAAGAAGAACCGCGCTGCGTCGACGAACCAGATCCAGCATAAAAGTCAAACTACAGCCGAAGCATTCAGCTTCGGTGATCCCGTTCCTGTTCTGGACCGCCGCGAACTACTGGACTATGTGGAATGCGTACAGACAGATCGCTGGTATGAGCCGCCAGTAAGCTTTGACGGACTGGCGCGCACCTTCCGCGCCGCCGTGCATCACAGTTCACCAATTGCGGTGAAATGCAACATTCTGACCAGTACCTACATCCCCCACCCGCTGCTCAGCCAGCAGGCTTTTTCACGTTTTGTGCAGGACTATCTGGTATTTGGTAACGCCTACCTGGAGAAACGCACGAACCGCTTCGGTGAAGTTATCGCCCTTGAGCCTGCTCTGGCAAAATACACCCGACGCGGGTTAGACCTGGATACCTACTGGTTTGTGCAATACGGTATGACAACCCAGCCGTATCAGTTCACGAAAGGCAGCATTTTTCATCTGATGGAACCGGACATTAACCAGGAGATCTACGGCCTGCCCGGTTATCTTTCTGCCATTCCGTCCGCCCTGCTCAATGAGTCCGCCACGCTGTTCCGACGCAAATATTACATCAACGGCAGCCATGCAGGCTTCATCATGTATATGACCGATGCCGCGCAGAATCAGGAGGATGTGAACAATCTCCGCAACGCGATGAAAAGTGCCAAAGGTCCTGGTAACTTCCGCAACCTGTTTATGTACTCGCCTAATGGCAAAAAAGACGGGCTTCAGATCATCCCGTTGTCAGAAGTCGCAGCGAAGGATGAATTTCTGAACATCAAGAACGTGAGCCGGGACGATATGATGGCGGCGCATCGTGTACCGCCACAGATGATGGGGATTATGCCGAATAATGTTGGGGGATTTGGGGATGTGGAGAAGGCTAGTAAGGTATTTGTACGCAATGAGTTAAATTCACTCCAACAACGAATTAGAGAGGTGAATAATTGGCTGAATGATAAAGTAATAAAATTCCAAGCCTATTCGTTATCATGAAAAACCGACATTTATAATATTAAAGGGTGAAAACAACGCACCCTTTAATATATGCCAATACAAAATTAACTATTCCTTATTCAAATCAACCAACTTGTCCATAAGAGTTTCATTGTTATACCCCTCATGCATTTCAGTTCGTTTCCCTGAAAATTTTCTTTTATGAAACTCATTTATATCAACATTAAGATGTTCACAAATTTGCTCAAACTCATCTAGATAGAGAGGATCAACATAATAATTATCTGAAATCAATTTTTTTTTGCGCATTTCTTCGTAAGTTGATTTCAGAGTGTAACGTACTGGGCATAATGCCTTTATTATTTCATGAATAAACTCATCATTGTTGACCCCATAATTTCTTAGCTTTAAAAATAGCTTTTTTCGATCATCGGCAATTTTAAAGCAAGCATCCGCAAACTCTAACTTTTCAACACCACCAGCAACATAAAAGTCTAATAAAGCCTTCCTTTGAAGGCTAATATCTTCCTCCGGTTTATAATCGTTAACTTTAACACTTCTAATAGATTTCTCTTTATTTTTTCTACGAGCTGAAATAATATCACTTGGGATGCTAAGAGACATTGCAAGCAATGCCATAAGAATCAAACAAAGAAAAGCATATACAAACACCCTTATTATTTGATACCACCATTTACTTGTTGTAAAAACCTCACTCCAAAAAGATTCAGTCTGAGAGTCGCCACTCATTTTGAGAATATCAAACCCTTTTACACCAGCGACTTTACCAACCAACGATATAACTGGACTCGAATTCTCACTCCCCAAAACAAAAAAGCTCACCCGAAATTTTTCGTCAGGCTCTATGATTACCGGATTGAAAACCAAAGAATCATTACTAATCCTTGGCTTTATATTGTCCTTTAGATACACACTGTCTGTAATAATTGTAGGTTTCTCTACAACTTCACCTCCAGAAACTCTTAACGTTAGTAATGATGAATCATCAAAGTCACCTTTCCTTATAACAGCATTACCAGTATTTTTAATTGTTACATTTATTAGCCATAAGTTTTTTTTGGCTGTTCTGAGTTCTTCCCCATTATATGAAATAGATAATCCTCCGACAGCTTGATGAATATCAAGAACTTTTGTCGGCTGCATTAGTTCAATCGAAATATTCCCTTGTTTTTCATAATAGAAGCCAACATAAATCGCCACAACAAAACTAACTAAAGCTACTACAGCCATGAATCCAGCAGACTTTACAAATCCCCATATCGAACTGAGCATTTTTCGAACTACCCCTTATCTTATCTCATGAGTTGTTTTAGGATATTACACTATTTGCGCGCGCTCGTATCCCCGCCACGCCTGCCCGCTTTGTGTAGTGGTTTTCATGCAGGTGCCTGATCCACGCAAAAGCCCGCCAGTTCTGGCGGGCCTTAGCAAAAACGATCCTCAAACGGTCATGCAAATTCAGGCAGCATAGGCATGCACTGTTGTTAGGTTAGTTCGTAATGCCAATTTCCTTCAAAACTTTAGCCATTTCCGTCTGACTTAACTTGTTCCTGAACAAAGTGAAATTTTTCATTTTTTCCGCTCGTTGCCCTTTTGAAATAGTAATCTTTCCTGATGCTGATAACTCAGAGTCAAAAAAATAACATATTGTTGAATTTGAATTCTCCATATTTGACTTGATACAATTCCATATGCTTTCTTTTTTCATTTCACACATTCTAGGACCAAAAATGATCCCTTTAACAACATTAGCATCATGATGAAAAATATGTCCAATATTTCGATTTACGCGTCTTTGAACATGCCGCTCACTCCCTATTCCTGCATTTGCCTCCGGAATAAACATTCGATATTCAGCTTCATATCTCCAAAATCTATTTTTAGTTAAAAATAACTCTGCAACATTTGCGCTTGGGTCTAGAAGTGAAACCTCTTTAGCCTGATTACTATATTTTATTGGCTTAACTGGAAAATTAAATTTATCTGATGAAAATAAATTTTCTCTTAGCTTCATTCCAGTATAGGGTATACCATCAATATTAAAATCCTGCGTTTCATAAATCACAACACAACCACTAAAGCCAGCAGCATAATGCGCCCACATCATACGATCTAACGCATTAGCTGAAAATGACACACTGAATACTGCAGGAACTATTTTCCTATACAACCTTTCTTTGATACTGTTCTCGCAAAGTGAAACCAAATATTGGCGTGGTTCAGGAATATTTCCATAAATAGCAGAATTAATCACATTGATAGGAAGTAAACCATCATCTATGATCTTACGTATCTCATCAACGTGTGAGTCAAACAGGCTATCTAATGACTCAATGCTACTTTTTATTTTTTTTCCTCTAAAAATACGATTCAATCCCTTATGTATTTTCAAATTACTCAAATCCAATATGTGACTCAAATTTTTATAGGATTTATCGCAAGGAGAACGCAATAAAATATCCCATAATTTCAATTTATTATCGAAGCGATAATCTATATTGAGATCATTGGGATCATTCAATTGCGCAGGAGCGGAAAAATATAATTCATTATAACGAATAGCTTTCTCGAAGAAGAAGTCCGGACGGTAATACTTGAAAAGATACATGACATTACCTATAACATTGCAATATTAATAACCGTATGAAAACAGTTTGATTGTATTGATAATATCCTATTCTGCATATACCACAGTGTAAAGATTAATTTTAAATACCATATCCAACAGTAAATCATGTATCGACCGCCAGATAAGAAGCTTTTGAAAAACTTGGACGATAATTAATCAAAAGCTCTTCCCATCCTGTATCCTCTATCTCACTCTTTTGGACATTGAAAGAAGCCCCTCTGATCGGGAATGATTGTTTCCAGCGTTTGACCACGATATACAATATGATATTTGATGTCTTTTGATCAGATGGCTAACGCCTCGCATAGCTCGTTGTTCAACCTTGCTGACGCCAGAAGCAAGTTCAGACGCCAGCAACGTTTCTTAATGCAGCCAGCTGTCGTCTTCCCACACCTTCTGCATAATTTTCATCACTTGTTTCCTTTCTTCGTCCAGTTGCAGTCCGGTCAGTTCCACACCGTTAGAGCTACCTTTACGGATACGAATTACCGTTTTGGGATACAGGGGGCGCAGATTGCGGTAAAGCTCTGATTCAAGGGCGTCTAGGGTAGACTGGCTAATCTTCTGCTCTTTATCGATCATTATTTCAATGCGCATAAAAGTCCCCTCAGCTGATGACATCCATTGAGCGGTTGTATTCGTGGCTTCTGATTTTTGCCATGAGTTCATCTGTCAGTTCAGAAACCCACTGCAGGGCCAGCCCCTTCTCTTCATCACTACACTCACTAGCCGCTACAAGCTTAAGAAAAAAATCAATGCGTTGGAGCTTCAAAGACTCCAAAAAATAGTCCTGCATCTTTCCTCCTATGACACCACAAGCAATACTGTATACATAACCACTGTTTATATTTACAGTATATAATAATCTTACTGATGTAAAACGTTTTTTTACGTTCATCAGCCTGATATGCCTGGTATTATTAAGAGCACGAATTGTTAATCCGCGTAATTAATACAGGTTCCGCCACTTATCATCTTCCTGCAAACGCTGGTTCCGATAGAAAATACGCAGGCCTGCTCCTGACGGAATGCTGCCGCCGCGAAGGAGTAAATCGACCTCTTTCTCGCTGCCATCAAATCTTCTGGACTTCAGTTCATAGACGAGCTGCTGTCGTTGATGGTCTGTAATTCGCTGTTTGTAGTCTCTACGCCGTTTCGGTTTCACCAGGCGTAACCTTGCAGCCAGTTCCCGGCGTTCTTTTTTGTTCATACTGTGCAGGTAATCGTGCAACTCCTTGTCATCCATACGGGTGATATCCGTTCTGGTATCCCCATCAGCTGATTTGTCTTTCCCTTGTTGGTACAAATTTTCAGCAAGGGGACAGTTATTGCCACGAGTCCAAGGGGCGCAAGCGCCCTGGTCGGCTGCCGCCTCCTGAACGTCAACGGCCTTACGAACCATTTTCCACTTCACTGCATGAGTGCAGATCTTGCCCTCTGCAATGGGTGACCAGATGCCATAAATACGAATACCGTGATCGCCATAGGCGGTCGGCTCTTCGTTAATTTCATAAGCAGTTCTGATGAGGTGATATTTACGGGGAACCAGTACACCTCCCTGCTTCATGATATAGGTGGCAAAACAACCAGCATCAGCAGCAGCCAGAATGGCATCAAGGCGCGGGTTATCCAGTACCGGCACACCTGCTTTTTTGTCACCCTGCTGCCTTGCCGCCTGACCAGCCAGCAATCGCAGTTCACGGTAAGCCTGACGCCCCGGAATACCAAAGAAGCGGAATTGCTGAACACGATGCAAAGACGCCCAGGCATTCACGTATTCAGCGTTATCACGAAGAGATTTACCCGTTTCCTTGCTGATCTCGCCAGCCAGACCACGCCCGTCAATGTTCTTACTGATGTATTTCGCTATGTAGCTTGTCGGCGTTCCTTTGCGCGGGTTAATCAGCTCAGACTTAAAGCGCGGCCCCGTGTTATTGCCCAGCTCCTCGCGGTCTTCACGGATAGCAAACTTACGCAACAATGCAGTAATGGCGCGGCGGTCTTTTTTGCGCATGAAACACAACAGGTGCCAGTGAACTGTGCCGTCGTGATGCGGCTCAGCCACCCGCACGCCATACCAGCGCAACCCGGCTTTGTGCATCGCCTTACGAAATGCAGCAAACATACCGACCAGATAATCGCTGCTTTGTCTTACCGTCGCGTTTTTCCAGGTCGGGTTGGGTCTGCCGTTATTTAGCGTGGAATGGAAACGTGACGGACAGGTAATGGTGTAGAAAACGGCGCAGTCACCGCGCATTTCCGCGATAAGCTCCAGACCTTTAACACAGGCCATCATCTCATTGCGGCGATGCGCCGGGTTGCTGCAGCTGGCGTTTACCACATCTTCCATATCCAGCGCGTCTCCGTCTTCGTTCACCAGTTCATGAGAACGGAAAAACTCCAGCGACTTACGGCGCTGCTCACGTTTATGCATCACAGCTTCATAGCTGACATAGGGAGATGCTTTTTTGCTGACCAGGCAGACAGCACGCAACTGCTCTTCCCGCCATTCGCAACGCATCTTCCACAATTTCCGATACCACCAGTCGGCGCACAGCATACGCGCCAGCGAGCCCGGAATGAGTTCATAGGGCACTGGTTTACGGCGGTTTCTTTTCCGACGGAGTTGCTCAAACGCAGGCGGGATGACATCCAAACGTAGGGTTTCCGCTGCCACCCTTTCCCATGTCTTGCGGATTTCTTCTGGCTTAACATCATCGGTGGCGTACAAATCACCACAAGCGGCATCAAGACACATGCTCATATGCGCAGCGACAAGGGTAGACAGGCGTTTCACCTGATCCTGACTCATTTCAGGCAGGATCAGCAGGCCGTCCAGCCCTTCATGGCTTGCCATAAAGCGAAAAGAAGTGGATAGCTGACTGTCGCGTACATGCTCCAGTCGTTCCAGACATGGCTTAATCGTCTCACGCAGATAGCGAGAATAAGCCTTTGGCCTGCCCAGGCTGCTGAAATATTCGATACGTTGCATCAGCGGCTTGCTGATGTGGGAAGGCTGGGCGCTGACGTCCGCCAGAATGACCATGTCCGGGTTAAAACGCTGCTGTTCATGCGCCAGCTTTGCCCGACTAATGAGCTTATCCTGCTCCATTTCACGCTGGACAGGATCACGGGATTCATTAAAGAAATAACGCTCCCAGACCTGCTCACTCAGTGCATCGCGGCGCAGCTGTTCCTGCTCATTATCGGCAGCGTACAGAGTGATCAGGTTTGAAAGTGCAGACTCCAGCGCAACTTCCGCCGGGTCCAGATACGGGTTAATGGCCTTTTTCGGGCCGTTCCATGAAAATGCTACAGCGGCCTCGTTAAAGCCGCTAGAGTTGCTCATATCGTCATGACTCATACACGCACCTCGTACACAGCAGAACTATCCACGCCACACGAAGGATCAAATCCCACCCAGCAGCGCGCCCCGGAAACAGCAATGATTTCTGTTGCAGATTTACTCTCGCCAGCCGACACGCCGATGCTGCGTTTTGCCTTGATGTAGTGGTGAGTGAAATTTCGATACAGCGAACGGATCAGGGATGTGTCACTGTTAGAAACAATGACTGGATGACCTTCTGATGATCGATATTCAAGAACAGATGCCAGGTGATACTGGTCATCTTCAGTGAAACCATCAGTGTGATAGCCGGAAAACGTACCGTCATAAGGCGGATCGCAATACACCACATCCCCCACCTGCAGCATCGCCAGCGTTTCATCAAAGCTGGCGCAGATAAACGTTGCTCGCTGGGCTTTCTCTGCAAATGCGCGAATTTCTTTTTCAGGGAAATACGGATTTTTATAATTACCGTATGGAATGTTGAAATGCCCGCTCTTGTTATAACGACATAACCCACGGTAACCATGACGATTGAGATACAGAAAATATACCGCTTTCATGAAATCAGTAATTTCAGTGGAGTAATTAAACTCCTGCCTTATGTTGTAATAAGCCACCTCTCTGTTTGCTTCCTCAAATAAAGCTCTGGCACGAGATATAAACGCCTCACAATCAGCAGCAACCTTTTTATAGAGGTTGATTAAATCAGGATTAATATCCGCAACAAGATAGCTGGGGTAATCCGTCTCCATCATCACTGCACAGGAACCCGCGAAAGGTTCAACCAGTCGCGGACCAGCAGGAAGATGTTTTTTCAGTTCGGACATAATGGCGGTTTTATTTCCCGCCCATTTCAGGATGGTGCTCATACAGCACCTCCGTTGTAATGTTTGCCTTTCAGCTCTGCGATTTCCTGACAGGTAATGCAAAGTTGCACACCCGGAATGGCACGGCGGCGTGCTGGCGGAATTGGCGCTTCACACTCAATGCAAAGCACGCGGGACACGCCCGGCGTTTTGGCACGGGCAGCACGGATATGGCGCTGGCGTTCTTCTTCAACGCGCTGCTGTACGAGATCCATTGCATCAGCCATTAGTGGATCTCCTGCGCTTCGTTCTGGATTGCTTCAGCAGTTACACGCAATAGTTCTGCTGCTTCGACGTGGTTTAGCTGGCGGGATGTGATATGACACGCCAGGCTATCAAGGCGAGCTGCCATTGCTTCAGCCCTTGCCCGGCGTTCTTCCAGACGAGTCTCTGTCAGTAAAATATTAAGCCCAGCATCATCCGGTCCGGTTTTAGTCGTGAGGGTTTCAATATTACGCATAATCAATTCTCCTGAATTTAGATAAAGGGATACCCGGCGGGTTTACGCCATTAATTTCATTAGTTGGTTAATTCGGCATGGTTAGCCGTCTGGGAAATAAGCTCACCACTGCACGAAAATGATTCATTGCTTTAATCAACTCCCGCTTTTCGTCAGTGGTCAGCTCATTAATGCTGATGCTATGACGTTCAGCTGGAATTTTTGCCATAAAGAATATAGCAGCCAGTGCCCGTTTATTTTGTTCGTTATTGATATCCCGTGGATCACGCATATCTTTAATAAACCGCTCAAGCTCTGACTCAATATTCAGGCCAAATACTTTCGCCCTTAACTCCGCAATGTGATTAAGTCCATTCAGGCGTTCACCGGGGCTTAATGGAACAGTCGCCGCAGCGCTTTCAATAGCCATTTATGCATCCCCACAACACATCTACTAAAAAATTTTTGATATGATCCATTACCAACATATTGATAGCTAGAAGGAATCATCAATGTTGAACCCGGTTGAAAGAGAGCGTATAGAGCAACTTGAAAACGAGATCTCCAGTCTTCGCGATGAGGTTGCTGTTCAACGAATTCTTGTTTCAGGTCTGATCCACTCCTTATTTCGAACTGACTCAGCAAATCAATCAGCATTTTTTGAGCTCCTCCGCGAAGAATTAAACAAACTTCCTTTAGGTTCGGTTAAACAACAAGAATTCACTCATCTGATACAGACACTGATAGATCGTTACCGATAAATATTTCGCCGATAACGTTCAAGAGGTGATGTCTTTATACGCATCACTTCTTGTACTTTTTCACCACGTATAAAGGTTCCATCCTTTAGCGTGAAAAAGTAGCTACCATCGCCCGACAACGACGGATAGCAACTGAGCAAATCATCTTCAGGTACTGAATAATTCTCCCCTCTGTAACGAAAGTGATAAACCACTTCATTTTCTGCCGCATACATTTGGACTTTCTCCGTTTCCTCGTGGTCAATTCAGACAGCAATTCATCTTGTGAACGGCACGGATGCCAGCGTTTACCATCCTCACCCATGATCCAGCCGTGACCGTAGTGCATTGCCGGGCTTTGTTTTACCAGCAGCGATGCAAATGATGGTTCTTTCGTCAGCATAAGCACCTCACAGCAAACCGAATGAAGCACCGAGGCCAGTCACGGTATCAACCGCACTCGCCATCGCAGGATTAGCCTGTAAACGGGCCTGCAATGAAACAGCAGCCAGCGCCATCAGTCGTGTAACAGAGTTAATGCTGCTGATCGCATCACGACGGCCTGCACTGGTTTTTACATCGCCAGAAACCGCACCTGCCGCGACACGCCCTATCTCTGCAGTTGCACTCATGACGTAATGTGGCAGTTTCTCTTTTGCCACCTCATTAATCGGTACACATGGCAGACAATGAATCTGTGCCAGAAAACCATCTACCAGCGTTGAATCTTCAGTCAGATCGGTAAGCAGCCAGATTTCTGGTGCGGTTAATAGATGAGGCTGAGCTGGGTTCAGCTTGTTCCGCAGAATCTGCACATTCATGCCTGCACGTTCTGCCAGTTGCACCAGATTGTGGCGCAGTGCAAATGCACGACAGGCTTCATCAAAATGTGGATGTTTGGAAACTTGGTAATCAAACATGGTCAATGCCTCTGATGTATTTCAGAATCGAACTAACTAAGGTTTAGATTGCATTCTGAAAGCGCATCAACGGTCATGGCTGCTATGTTGATCATCACTTTTTCGCGTTTTTTATCTTTGCGCAAACGGTGACGGATAAGGCGTCCGTCAGCCAACATGTCATTGATGGTATCGATGGACAGCCCTGTCAGCTCGCTATAGCGCTCAATAGTCACATGAGGCGTGGTAAGAGTGATTGAAATGTTAGGTCTCATGATGCAACATTCCTCGTTTAATGATGATTAATCAGGACGAATACGGATCGTTTGTATTTTGTGAACACCATAAACATACGATCGCACAATGAAATCGTCAAGATAAAAGTTCACTTGGAGTGACCATGAATTTGGAGAAAGGCGGACGAGGCGCTATAGAGCGCATGGTAGAAGCTTATGGATTCAAAACTCGACAGGCGTTGTGCGATCATTTAGGAATCTCTAAAAGTACACTCGCCACACGCTACATGCGTGACTCATTCCCAGCAGAATGGGTAATCCAGTGCGCCCTTGAAACGGGCACCTCGCTTAATTGGCTCACAACCGGACATGGTTCAAAGCAAACTTCAGGTAATACAAATACTATGGAAGTTGCTAAATATGTATTATCTGATGGTGCCTTGCGTGAAGACGGTTTTTATATTTTTGATAAGGGATTTCTACCCTCTACGTTTAAAAAACCTTTTGTCATCACAGATAACAATTCTGAATTTATTTGTGATAAAGAATTTGATGATATACGTGATGGTAAATGGGTAATAAGTATTGATGGCGAAGTAACGATCCGTGACATTACTCGTTTACCCGGTGGAAGAATCTTCGTCGAGGGTGGAAACAGAGCCTTCGAATGTAAGATAGAAGACATTGAAATAATTGGTAAAATTATAAGTTTAACAGTCAAGTATGTTAAATAGTACCGGGAGGAAACTATGCTTGGTAAGGTATTTTTTGTGGTTTTGTCATGTTCTTTGTTATTAAACCCACTAACTACCTATGCTAGAAATTATCCCTGCTCAGGGAAAAAGGGAGGTGTTTCTCACTGTACCTCAGATGGCAAATTCGTTTGCAATGATGGAACTATTAGTAAATCCAAAAAAATCTGTACTAAAAACTCACGATAACTTTTGCTTTTATATCTGCGTCTAAAATAAAAATGAGCCGCAGGTTAACCGCAAAAGTTACATGCTCACATAGCAAAAAGAATAGCCAACTTCATTATGGCTTCAGTGAGATGTATGGTCGTAGGATTTCATACATTGACACTGGTTATACATACAGTAAAAATGCTCTCTACTGGAGGGCATTTTTTATGGCAGTACGAAAACTCACCACAGGGAAATGGCTTTGCGAATGTTACCCCGCCGGACGAAGTGGGCGTCGTGTGCGTAAACAATTCGCCACCAAAGGCGAAGCTCTGGCTTTTGAGCGTCACACTATGGAAGAAACCGAATCAAAGCCATGGCTGGGCGAATCAGTGGATCGTCGAACCCTGAAAGACGTGGTTGAGCTATGGTTCAAACTACATGGTAAATCTCTGACTGCTGGGCAGCATGTCTATGACAAATTGCTGCTGATGGTTGACGCTCTGGGCAATCCTCTTGCAACCGATCTCACCTCTAAAATGTTTGCCCACTATCGAGATAAACGCCTAACAGGCGAGATCTACTTCAGCGAGAAATGGAAGAAAGGAGCAAGCCCGGTCACCATTAACCTGGAGCAAAGCTATCTAAGTAGTGTTTTTAGCGAACTATCCCGTCTGGGCGAATGGTCGTATCCGAACCCACTGGAGAACATGCGAAAATTCACCATCGCAGAAAAAGAGATGGCATGGCTTACCCATGAGCAGATTGTTGAATTACTGGCTGATTGCAAACGTCAGGACCCAATTCTAGCACTGGTAGTTAAGATATGCTTAAGCACAGGCGCACGCTGGCGAGAAGCCGTAAATCTTACTCGTTCACAGGTGACCAAATACCGAATTACCTTTGTAAGAACGAAGGGGAAGAAAAACAGAAGCATCCCTATCAGTAAAGAGCTTTACGAAGAGATCATGGCGCTTGATGGGTTCAATTTCTTCACAGACTGCTATTTTCAATTTTTATCCGTGATGGAAAAAACGTCTATCGTGCTCCCTCGCGGCCAACTCACACACGTTCTGCGCCATACGTTTGCGGCGCACTTCATGATGTCGGGTGGAAACATTCTGGCCTTACAAAAAATTCTCGGACACCACGATATAAAAATGACTATGCGTTACGCACATCTGGCACCGGATCATCTGGAAACAGCGCTCCGTTTCAATCCTCTGGCAACGCTGCCAAGTGGCGACAAAGTGGCGGCAGCGGTTGGCATTACCCCGTAA